GGTCAATGATATAGGACTTATCAGAAAAGACCGTGCTAGAAATGGCTGTGTATCGTCATACTCCGCTTGGAACCAACTGTTCATGATTTTAGCTCGGTCAAGAACCACGCTATAATACGGATGGCGAGTTTCTTTCATTACGATGTCTTCGACAGCGTCTTTGGATACGGAATATAACTTTGAGGTGTCTATCATTACTTTCTTGAGTATTGTAGGGCTATAGCGATAGCTTGTTGCTTCGTATAACCCTCTTTGATAAGTTGTCGAATGTTTTGCTGAATAATATTTGGTGAAGAACCACGCTGAAGAGGCATAACGTTACCATTTTACTTTATCCGCCCAATATGCTGCTGACATGCGCCCCTTGGCTATGTTCTTTGCGTGTCTAGCCTTAAAAGACTTACGTCTAGCTTTACCAGCTTCGGTCTTAGGATTCTTACCCGCACCTGATACACCCTGTTGACCAAAGCGTATGACCTTTACTTTGTTGCCCACTTTTGCTACTACAATATGAGACTTAGTAGGATGATTCGGAGTCCTTTTAGGCTTGTTATAGCCACTTACTCCGTACCTTGTAAGTTTTGGGTCTTTTTTGCTACTCATGGTGTCAAAAATATACGTATATTCCATAAAGATTCAATACTAAACTTAGTAGCTATGAAGTACAAAGAAATAACCATGGATAATACGTACAAGTTGAAGATTATTGACTTTGCGGAAAAGTGTTATCGAACTAATAAGGCGGAATACAAAAGACGAGGTCAAGACAACCCTAGTAAAATTAAACAGGACATCTATTATGGTAAATTAGCTGAATATGCCGTGTGGCTTACGTACATAGAAATGGATCAAGAATGCACTCAACCTGACGTGGCTGTATATAAAAACAAGAACAAATCTTACGCTGCGGACATGATCGTAAATAACGCTCATAACCTTCACGTTAAAAGCCAATTACTTAAACAGGCTGAACAGTTTGGTTTGTCATGGATGTTCCAAAAGAATGATCCACTAGTCAAAAGTCCATTGCTATCCGACTACGTCGTGCTGTGTTTGACAGTAAACACTAATAAAGTTAGGGTATTCGAACCCATTAAGGCAAAAGATTTAGTAAAAAAGTACAAAAAGCCTAAAAAGAAACAGCTACAGTCTACAAAGTTGGCTTTGTACGGTAAAGACATTGGTATTGAATTTTAGGGTAATTCAGCCATAAGTTTGACGCAATTATGGCAAACACTCCAGCAAAACCAGCCCTATACAGCCGAGTTAAATCTGAGGCTAAACGTAAGTTCAAGATATTCCCTAGTGCGTATGCTTCTGCGTGGATAGTAAAGGAATACAAGAAAAGGGGTGGAACGTATAAAGGCAAGAAGTCAGGTACAACTGGTGTAGCCCGATGGATGAAAGAAAAGTGGAAGACCCAAGACGGTCAAGCGTGTGGATCAGCTAAGTTTAAGGGAGTGAAGAAGTGCCGACCCACCGTTAAGGTTTCCTCTAAGACCCCAGTAACGTGGCAAGAACTGCGTAAGCGTGGCGAGGGTAAGAAGGCAGTGCGTGAAAAGAGACGGGTTGGAATGGGTAATCGTGCTAAATCCATTAAAAGAAGTTAGTCCAAACAGACTCTATAGTTTTATTTCTTTGTCCTGTTATCTTTTGCAGAGGCTTGAAGTCTAACCAGTCAGCTCTCGTGTTTTCACACACAATTACTTGACCTTTTCTTGATTTGCACCACTCAGCTAATTCCTTGTAATCAATTTTGTTTACTTTATAGTGTTCCCCACCGTATTGATAGGGCGGATCAATAAACCAAGTTGCTTCTATATCTGGAAGGTCTCTATAATCAAGACGACTACATTTCCAATGTCTAATGCTATCTAATTTATTAGCTATTCTTTTTAGCTGAAAATTAGTTGTACTAGCCCAGTCCCAATCAACTTTTGATTGGCAACTCCATCGCTGAACTATGTTTTTAGGCTCTATACTACCCCTGTTTATACAAAACCCAAGGAGTTGTTTAAATTCAAGTGGCAAATCTAGCTCGCTTATGTCATCACCTACATAATAGTCTAAATTATTAAGTATAAAATCTTTATCAGCTTTATTTATCAGCCAATTCCAAATGTTGTAAACAACATCATATCTATCATTAATCCATACGTCTTTATTAGCATGATTTACGCTATACCAAGCAGCACCAGAGAATGGCTCTATGATTAAATCCATTTTTGGATTAGGATATAACTTTGATAGTTTATACTTGCTTCCGTAGTAGCTAAACATATTACCTCAGCACGTACATAGGGGAGGCGGAGCCTCTTTCGTTGCGCCAAATGGCATAATCAGTAGCATCGGACATGTGTCCACGATCCCCATTGTCGATTTTTAGTCCTTTATCGTTCACAATGGAGTACATATAGTCTTTTATGACGTGTTCGCAGCGTGTGTTTACCAATAAACGTCTTTCTCCATTGGTTCCAGCGTAAATTACGTTGTTTACCTTGTCCACTCGCACTTTTCGCTTCGGATTTTGGATGTCTAACTCGTTTTTATACAAAATATCGTTCTCTTCAAGGACTTCTCGCACGTAATCCCAATCATTTTTGCCTACACGACCATAATTACCACTTTTTTGGTTGGAAGTGTTGTCTCCAGCCAATAAAACCTTAGAAACACCCCATTTTTTCAGTAATTCTACTGCTTTTAGGGCTTGCTCAGTGGTTAAAGCCTCTTTGGAGAAGATTTCATCGAAAATAACATACTGCTTAAGCCCATTACGAGCTCTTTTAACTTGGAGAAGAGCCCAACAATGAGGAGACCTGTTGAAATCAGCACAAAGCCAGACAGGATGCCCACTATCGTAATCAAGAGCCGTAAGATTCCCATCAGGGTAGTGATTGTATCCGTCAAAGTGTTTGTAAGCCTTTCTCGTTGGGTCATCTGTTTCCTCGCTCATTTCGTACCCAAGTTTATACGACAGAAAATCCATCGCTTCCTCTTGGAGTAGCCTTTGTTTACTGTGATTGGTTTCCCATAGGGGAATGTCCCAGACCTTATCTGGTTCTCTCATAATCTCCTAAAGATTGTTTTCATAACAGACTTACTCTCTATAAAGAAAATGGGCACACCAACTTCTGCACCCTCTTCTACTAAGGATAATGCACCTGAATGGTACTCGTGTAAAGTTTTAAGGTCGTAAGTTAGTATGTCCCATTCATTTTTGCTACACTTTTTTATAATATCATGAATCTTAGTCGAAGCCTGTCCCGAAGATAACACTTCCCAGTGTTGACCAACCACTTTTCCGTTTACCATATCTAAGAACGTGTCCATCTTTTGTTTAATTAGGTCTATATACTCTTGATCGACATCCACCCCAAATCGGGCATACATAATTACTTTAGGTTGTTCCATTCTTCCACCTTATATCCTGTTTTATCTTCTTTTACCGAAATCTGAAGCACATTGAATATTCCAGACTTCATCAACCGACTATTAGCGTCATTAGGATGGTATGGCGTACACACACTCAAAACAATACCTTTATCATGAACACGCTTGATCCATGTGTTTGATACTTTGTTCCATACCGTTTCTCTACGAGCCGTAGATATTCTATCTTCGTCATTACACACATCATCAAGAATCAGGACACCAGCTCGCTGTCCTGTGGTTTGGGTAAGTACTGCATACGCCTCATAGGTAGGATTCCCTGTACGGTTACGACTTTTCACAATGATGCGTTGAGTTGAACCTGTATCGGTGCGGTCAAACTCAACAGGATTAAAATTGTGCTCAGAACACCAGTAGCGGTACATATCACTCTGAAACAAGGCTCTTAGGGATAATATTCTCTTCGTGGAGATACCACCGTCTGCCGATACTATTAGGGTTTCTAGCTCGTGCTTACGTGTGGTCATGTAGGCTGACAGACCAATGGGAACTTGTTGGGACTTTCCTGTGTTATAGGGCGCTCTGATTAATCCATTGAGACGAGCGTTCTTGGACAAGGCTTGTTGCTCCCAATCATAAATCCCCTTTTGCATCGTGTGATGAATCTGGGCTTGTTGGACCTTGAACCCATCCTGATCGGCTAAACAGTTTTCGATAAAAGAATTGCGTAGGTCTAGCGAGTCAGGGGGTGGCTCGTGTCCAACGACATTTACTAATAAATCCGACCAATTATTTTGTTTCGGCTTTTTCACCGTAATGCTCCCTACAAAGGCGGCACTGCTTGAGACAACGTTTGTGACCAGCCAGTTGACTGACACACTTAAAGTTATTTGAGCTTGAGTCTTTCATTTTCTTTCTCCAAGAATTCAACTTTAATCCTTAACGCAGATACTTCCTCTGTTAGCTTTAATATTTGATTTCGCAACTCATCCTTTTCATCGGATGAATCTTCTAATAAGTTCTCGAGGTTACGAACCCTATTCTTTAAATCGTCACGATACTGAATCGTGTCGCTATTATTGGTTTCGTTTTCTCTTTGCTCAGCCTTTATTTTAAGCCTAGCTTCAAAGAACTTCCAGACCCCAGCGGAGCCTAGTACAGTTGCGAGCGTAATAACAATTTGCGTGATGTTATCCATTTTTGTTTTTATATATTTTTTCTCTCGATAGTCTGGACATGCTACCAAAAGCTGCGATTATAAATAAAAGCCACCCATAGTGTGTTGGACTAGGGAAGCCTATGGTTATTAGATACATAACCGCTGACGCTAGGTACACACCTAGACAAATCATAGAGGCTCGCACTCTACAATTTATTTCGTCAGAAGCCACGCAAATTATTTGATGAACACCTGACACAGCAGGTATCAAAGAAAGAAATAGTCCCGTTCCCACCTCCATACTCAACGCAAAAGGAACCAGAAAGATATTAGCCAGCGCAAGGATAATCTCCGTTGGTTGATTGTCAGAGTACATCCATACCTGACGTAGGCGTAATAACTTCATCTTCATTAAAAACAGATTGAGTTGCAGATTGTCGATGATTGGTCTGTCGTTAAGGAGTTACAGGATGCGCCTAAGATAAAGCACTCTACAAACTCGGTCAATACGACATTGCATATTAGTACTAATTTTTTGCAAAATAAAATTTCTTAAATCTGCACAATAAAAATCCTTGAATCTGCACAATAAAAATTTAGATTTAAGCAAACGGGAGAGGAGTTTTATGCCATACATAAAAAGGTTTAGAGGATTTCATAATCCGCCTCGATAGATTCCATTCTACTAGCAAACTCTTTTAACTGGTCCAAATCCAAGAAGTCCTGAAGCACCTGAAGGGTTTGCTCCTTTATCTTGTTCTTGTACTCGATAATAATGGCAGGCTCATTACTCAATTCTTTGCGCACGTCATGAAGGTCCTTCATAATTTTACTCAGATCCTTTGGGTGGATTTCATCGAGGTCAGGGTGTCTCTCTAGTAACGTAGTAATCTTGATGAGCATGAACTCTACTTTTGCTGAGAGCTTCTCTTTTCTCTCCTCCAGGGTTCCTAAAAACTGAAGCGTGTTTCTATACTGATTCAGGTCCTTCAATACATCCCGATCAAAGTAAGACTCCTCCCTGACTTGCCGTACTTGCTGCTCCACAACAATTTGTTTATCCAATTCCTCACGCTCAGCCTTCCAGTTGTAAATGCTTTGGCGTGATACACCCCATTTTTCAGCGACCTTAGACACATTGCCTAATACGTCTATATCTCGAAGGATAGCCACCTTCTCTTCCGTAGTAAATTCGTTAATCCCAGCCTTTTTCTTTGACATACTCAATAATTGATTCTATGCGGTTATATATATAATTGGGCAGTTTATCCGACATGGAAGGTATCCCATGCAAGCATTCTATAACTACCTTTAATTCCTCTAGGAGTTGCTCCTTTGACTCTATTTTTGACTTCTCGTGCCAGCCCATAATGTAGATGTTGATTTTAATTGACAAACTCTAACTAAAATTATTTAAAAAAGCAAGTGATATAACTAAAAACATTAGTTTGACAAGGTTTGTTAAAAATTGATTTTATGCGAAGGGGAGGGTGTTTAGGGCATGCTTACACCTAATTTAAGGTATGTACCCCTATACGCTAACACTTCGACCACTAGTCAGAAATTCATTCTAAGCTATCAAACTTTAATCCTAAGCCATTCTATTTGCTTATTCGGATAGTCGCAAGCCTAAGCAATTTTAGAGCGCTACAGGCTAATTTTAGGGGTGTAAATGGTAGACAGGTTTTACGGGTGGTTAGTAAACATTGTTTTTAAGTTTGTCCACTAAAAGCGCGTAACCATAGAGCAAAAAAAAAGCTACCCTATTGGATAGCCTTTAATATGGTTTATATGTTTAGAGTGTTTTATAGGTCTGTAATTTTATCAGTATTGCAATTGGGACAGTATTCTGAGTGAACGCCTTGTATCAAATCTCTATCCAATACAGGTGTATTACATTCGGAACAATTCCAAATTTCCCCGCCCGTCGTAATGATATTACATACCTTTTTATAGTATGTGTCTAATTCTAACACGTTGTTAGTTATTCCTTCAATATCATTAAGAGCGCGCTCTATTGCTCTTTTATCGTAGTAATTAATACGGGGCAATTCTGTAGGATGCAACGTTGCAAGCCTGTAAACCTTTGATTGGCTTAAACCGCTAAAAATACTTATATCTTTAGGGGTTATGTTTAAGCGGTCGCAATGGTATTGGATAGCGTTAAATAGTTTCATTACGCTTCCTGTCTTATTTGTTCCCACGTAATAGCCTGTAATTGGAATGGCTGCAAGTCCAGATCATTAGCGCACTGGGCTAGAATTGTTTCGCACTGTCTATACTTTAACGCGGTTAAGCTTTTGAGCGGTCTGTTAAACATAATGCGCAACATCCAACGGTCTATTGTTACGCTATCAACATCTAAAAGTAAATTTCTATAGAACGCGTATGTTTTAGGACTTTTAACGGTTATAACCTTTTTACCCTGTAGGATATCCCACGCTTTAAGCCTGTTATTTTCATAGGTCGATGTAGTTACGCTCTCCAATGGTAGACCGTCCCGAAACGCGTTACACATTTGTTCGGCTTGTATCTTGTTTAATTCCCACGAAACAGCGGGACTCAATGCACTTACTACCATTGCAACGGTTTCAACGCTTAAACCTGTGTTATGTGCTATCTCTTTACAAAATATGTGCGCTTGTTTATACCAATTTAAACCGCGCTTTAATACGTCTCTATTGGCTCGAATGTAACACGCTTTAACGCGTGCGCTTGCTAATTTTTGACGGTATTGGCTTAAACCTTGTTTTTTAGTTGTTTTAGTATTTTTCATTAGTCTGTATTTTATGTGTTATTAATTAAATATTGCTATTAATACGTGAATACCAAAATAAACCCACGCGAAAACAGCAAAGGGAATAAATATAGTTTTAAAGATACGTTCCGATTTTGTTCTGTGTTGTTTCATTAGTTCTGTAATTAATTGAAGTTAACACTAGCAATATAGTAAACTTTTACTAATTCCCAAAAGTGAGAAAAATAATATTTAGGACCCAAAAGCAAGGACCCGAAAAGCAGAATCGAGATTGAGATATTTTAAGGGGTAGGTAGAAATCTTTTAGGGGTACGTAAAAATCGAACAAAAAAAGGGGAGACCTCCGTAGAAATCTCCCCTGCATCAGGAGTGGTATGTCAGTAAAAATCTTTTAGTGAATGGTGTCCCACACCTTATCATAAAACCAATCAGGGTTGGAATCTTGAATATACTCAAGTTCATCCTCAGTAAGTTCTCTACCTTTATATGATGCACCCACTAAGAACGCATCGCAAAAATCGGGATAGTCCCTCATATCAATGCCATCTATATCCACGTCATCTATTAGGGTTAAGTCATACTTAATCATTTTGGTTCCTCCAATAAAAAACTACTTATTAATTCTTTAGCTTTGTTCCTTTGTTTTTCTGTGTCATCTAAAGCGTGTAACAACACACTTAATAAATGATTCCTACCATCTTCATCAGATGTATTTATCTTCCTTGTGTACGTTGCAATTATTCGTGAATCCATTATATTGTTCTCCTTAATTATGGTAGTAACTCATGAGTTCATCAGCGTACTTATTTCTGATGTAGGTTACTAACTTATTCATCTTATCTAGTTCGTGTGCCAACGTTAGATTCTTAATACTTAACGAGGCTTCGTAGCACCCTGCAAAATCAGGAACCTCAAATGGGAACGAGTCAATGGTTCCCTCCTTCAGGAATTCAAAGAGACCTTCGGTTAACTCATGAAAATCAGCAATGATTTCAGACATAGCCATGTCCACCACTGATATTCTACTAATCTCAATCCAAGTACCACACTCTACACGTATAGTACCATTCCAATGCTCAAAGGTACAATCCTTACTGAAGAATCCCTGTCTTTGAATAACCTTCAATGCTCTGTCCCTTATCATCTTTTCGTATACTTGATTATCTACATCTAAATAATTTAGGCTTATCATAATTAAGCCTCCTGAATAGTTAATGAATTAAGTTGGTCCATAGTACCTACCATTTCAGGAATGGTTTCTATTGTCTCAGTACATAATATAGTAGTACTTCCTTCTCCTTCGTACCATAGCACCCCACCGTCATTACCTTCATCATCAGCTACAGGTATCATAAAGGTTCCATCCGTAAAGACGATAGCTACAGGCTTATTGTGCCACATAAGGTCGTTACACTCCGCATCGCTTATGTACTCAATATTAGCAATGGTCTTGCCAATTAGTTGTTTGTATCTGTGTGGTATTTGATCTTTCATTGTTCTGTAATTATGTTAATAAATGTTCTCTGAATACAATCTATAGTTATCCACATTAAATGTCAAATGATTTCCCCTAAAATAATCTCTTCCCTATCAGAACCTTTATTATTATTATATCTTGTATTATTATACGTGGCGTTTCGGGC